CTTCACCATAATGACGTTTCCGGACTTTGGATTTTTTACATATACACCAAATTTCTTGTCAGAACCTTGGGGAAGTCTAAACGGATCATCAAGTTTAACTTCTTTGCCTTTATATTCTGCCATAGCACTCTCCTGCTAGGTATTTAGGCTTGCTCGGATCTCTCTAAGTTGCTGGAAGTCCTTGTTTTTCGTCCCTCCATCGTATGACCAAGCGTATCCTTCCTTGATCATACGCTCATTGATGGATTCAGCGTCCTCACCAATGTAAAGCCAGCCAAGAAGCCGTCCATATTTACCAAAACCACCATCAATTTCTGTTCTGATTACGAGATCATCCTCACCCTCAATGGCTGATTCCAGTTGATCTTTCATCCAATTGGTGGCATCAATACCTAATTCTTTTTCTTCAAGGTCGCGTGTTCTTTTTTCAGGTGTATCTACGCCAGCGACACGAACACGTTCCTTTTTGTAAAGATCAAATCCAAGATCAATAATCACATCAATGGTGTCCCCATCAACGACTTTCACGATCTCAGTGACTCTAAAGTTATAACACGATTTTCTGCTAGGTGGTTTCATTGACTTATGTAGGTCACACAAGTCGGGAGAAGTTGCCTTGTTTCTGGAACGATACTTGATTTTGGAACTTATCTACAAGTTGATCTGCCTTGTGTGAAATCACAAAGATGTGACTGCGTGTAGACAGGTTATCCAAAAGTTTCAGGAAGTCATCAGAGCCAATGGCATCCAGCGATGCGTCAAACACTTCGTCAAGAATCAGCAGGTTTGTGTTTGCCGAGTTCTTGAGTCTGGACACCTCACGCCAAGCCAGAAGAATGGCAAGGTCAATACGCATCTTTTCTCCCTCTGAGAATGACATATACGAGAAGTTGTCACGATGCCGACTCTTGATTGTTTCGTTGAAGTTTTCATCCAGATCAAACGAAACGTAGAAGTCCATCTCTTTGAGATGCTTGTTCACCAGTGCGTTGATAATCGGAAGATAGTAACGAATCACCTTGGCTTTGATACCGGAGTCCTTGAGCATATGTCCTGCGTGAGTGAAGGTGTTTTGCTTGACCAAAAGTTCTTCTTTTCTTTTGATCAACTTTTCACGATCTTCCATCACTTTTTCAAGTTGTGCTTTGACATCTTGGATATCGCCCTCTTCGGACTGTTGAAGTTTTTGTTTTTTGTCTTCAATGGCTTTGATGGCACAGCGAGCGTTTCTCTCCGTGGTAATGTGAGCAATTCTTTCTGATTTCAAATCTTCAATTTGTTTTTGAACCTCTGAGATTTCGTTGCTTCGCTCAACCTGCTTCTGTTCCATCTCCTCCAGTTCAGCCAACGCAGTATTCAGGGTTTCAATTGTGTTGTCCGCCTTTGCTGTGGCTTCCGCCCGACTCTCCTCTGAGATTTCTTGATGGCAGGTCGGACAGTTTTTGTGATCTGTATAGAATTTACTATTCTTTTCATTTTCTTTAATCTCACGATTCATTCGCATTCTGGCTTGTGAATACTTTTGAATGCGTTGGTTCACCGTCTTCTCATCAGAGATTTTTAAAAGAAGTTCTGAAATCTTATCATCTAATGCCGTGATCTCGTTTTCTGCGGAACCTCTGGTTTGATTTGCGACACTCAGTTCTTCGTTAAGCGTCACCAGTTGTTCGTCACTTTTCTTTTCCAGAGACTTGACCAGATTCACCAGACCCGTTCCACGTTCTTTATTAATAGAAAGTTGTCTTGTGATTTCGTTGATTTCTGTTTTGGTAGCCGAGGTCTTGTCTCTCAGCACAGAGTTCATATTTGAGAAAACTTGAATATCAAGAATATCCTCAATCACCGTCCGGCGGTCGGCTGCTGAAAGTTGCATAAACGGAACAAACGCCGATGCACCCAGAATCACCACCTGCGTGAAAGACTTGTAGTTCATCTTGAGAACCTGATCCTCCAGCATCTTTTGATAATCTTTTGATCGGGCGATGACATCCAGCAACTCGCCGTTCTTGTGAACCTCAAACTTCTTTGGCTTGAGTCCACGGTGAATCATATACTCATCATCGCCGATGTTGAATTCAACCTCAACCACGCAGTCCTTTTCGTTGACCGAGTTCACCAGTTGTGGAATGTTGATCTTACGAAACGGCTTGCCGAACAATGCAAACGTGATGGAATCCAGCAGGGCAAAAGACTTGCCGTGTCCGTTTAGTCCACTGACTAGAGTGGTGCGGTGACGGTTCAGATCAATCTCAGTGAAGTGATTGCCAAAGGAGCCAAAGTTTTTTAGTCTAATTTTTTTGAATTCGATCATAAATCAAAACTTTCAAGGAACAAATCCTTGAACACATCTTTCAATCTCTCACATTCATCGGGGTCATCTCTAAATGCCTCATCAACGTGCTGATTGATAAGTGTCAAGGTATCGGTGGACAAAGCCTCTTCGTCAATGGTTGCATCATCAACGGGATCAGTGGCTTCGTTTTCAAGAAACGTTACGCTCTCTGGTGCTTGGTCATAGATTCTCTCAAGCATCCGATCAAACTTTGCAGGGTCTTTCTTTTCGTGAACAAAAACTTTGACATAAGACTTCTTGTATTGCTTGTAGTCAATTGCGTCAATGTCAATATTGTCACGATACGGAATCGCAAAGAAAATACGATGAGGATTTTCTACAAACTCAATCTCATCGGTTTCTGTGTCATAAATGTGAAAACCCTTTTTCTCAAAGAGATCGGAAAAGGTCATTTGATAGGCTGTGCCGAAGTAACACACATTGTTTTCTTCGTGCTTCTGGTGAAAGTGTCCAGACCAAACTCTATCAAAACGATCACAGAATTTAGGATCTTGTCCGCCGGTATGCTTCACGTTTCTCATCACCTGATAACCGTCAAGTTCAAAGTGACCGCAGAGAATCGGAGCGTCTACGTTTTTGATCCACTCAAAGATGTCATCTTGGTTTTCTTTGTTGATCCACGGAACCAAAGCAAAGTTTTTGTTTCCCAGTTCAAGAGTGACTGGATCGGTGTAGATGTGAAAGTTAGGATACTTATCACCAAACAACTCTTTGGGAGAGTTGACTTCGTTTGTGTTTTTGAAGTAGGTGTCGTGATTGCCGACGATGCAGTGAACGTCAATATTCTCAGTGAGCAGACGATCCATAAACCGAGTTCGCATTTGATGAAGCGTGTGAAAGTTCACATACTTCCGGCGATCCATCAGATCACCCAAGTGCAAAACGTTTGTGATTCCCTGCTCCTTGATCGTAGGAAAAAACACATCCTCAAAAAACTTGAATGTGTGTTCTAAGAAAATCTGGGAATCACCTTTTGCACCAAAGTGCGTGTCGGTGATGATTGCAATCTTCAAAATAACTCTCCGTCGCCTGTAGAACCTTTGGCTCTTTTCTTTCGCTTTTTCTTCGGTTCCATATTTACGATGTCGTTATCAGTCAGTCTCAGGTGAGCGGCATATGGATTCTTGTTTGCTCCATCTGGGTCAAGAATCGCAGCCAGTTCACCCTTTGCGTCTGCTGCTTCCATTAGTTTGTATTTGATATGATCTTGTTTTTTCTCGCGTTGAATTCTTCTGAGAAAAGCATAATACGTTATCTGAGTGAAATATGCAAACGGGTTCTTGGATTTATCTGGATCAAAGTTGCCTGCGTACATCAGACAGTTCTCAATCGCATCTCCAACCATTTCTTCTCGGAACGGATAATTTACAAAGTTTGGGCGAGTGGACAAACGCTCTGCAATCAAAAGAAAACACTCACCAATGTATTGCGTCACTGGTGGCTTTGGGTCATCTGTCTCTTCTGCACTCTTGACTTGATTTTTCCACTCAATCATTTCTGAGTAGAATAATTTATTGTCAATGTAGTGATCACTGTTCTTCGCCATAATAAAATTTTACACCCTTTTATTCTTATGTCAAGTAATCATCCAATTTTGGCGACCAATCCATAAAAGATTCTCCATAATCTTTTCGGTTTTTGTTGTCGATCATTTCAACGTCAACGTCTACATCGTCATCGTCGATGATTTCCTTGATTGATTCTGGGTCCATTCCCATTGCCTCTAGGGCTTCTTCAATATCCCGATCATCCATCTCTTTGTCGATCTGACTTTTCATATCATCAATCTTTGCCGCGACAATCTTTAAGATATTATCAATATTCGGCGGAGGTGTTTGTGGTCTTTTGCCGAAAGGAA